AGACCCCGGAGCTCGACGCGACGGTGGCGACGCTCGAGGCGCTCGGCTTCTTCGCGGCGTTTCCGATTCCGCCGGAGGCTTACCGTCTCGCCGACATCGTGTTCCCGGTCGACACGCCGCAGGGCGGCACCAAACCGGTGACGTGCGACGATTCCTGGGACGACCTGAGCCCGCGCTTCGTGGTCGACTACGCAGTGTCGCCGGACGTGATGGTGTTCGGCTCGGTCGCCAAGGGCTACAAGGCCGGCGGCTACAACAGCGTCGAGGTGGGTTCGGAGTTCGACAACGAGGACGTGTGGAACGTCGAGGCCGGCGTGAAGAGCCTCTACTCGCAGGTCGGCGTGATCCTGAACGCGTCCGTCTACTACTACGTTTACAGCAACAAGCAGGCGATCGCACTCGTGAGCGGCGTCGACGATTCCGGCGTGCCGCGCTACGTGGTCGACACCAGTGACGAGGAAGCCTGGGGCGTCGACGTCGAGGCGCGCTGGCAGCCTTATGACAACATCACCGTTTATGCCAATGCCGCGTTCATCGATGCCACCTACAAGGACAAGGTGACGCGCGAAAACGTCGACCTGTCGGGCGAGCCGACCGGCGAGCCGTACCTGAGCGCCGCACTCGGCGCGAGCTACGTGTGGGTGAGCGGGAGCGAGATATTTACTAGGGCAAAAGCGAGATAAATGGCTGGAACAACCGGGAGCAGGCCGGTCATCCAACGGTGCGCGTGCAACGAGATTGCACGAGGCGCAAGACGCCGCAGCTACTCGTCGAGGGCCTCGAGCGCCTTGAGTTCGTCGAGGATCTGCGCCTCCCGGAGCCGATTGGACCCGAGCTTGAAGATAAGCAAATCACGTGGCGACAGGCCCCCAGGGCCGGCCCGATCGCGCACCTTCAGACTCAAGCTGCAAACGGCCACGGCGGACTTGCGGATTGGGTAGCCGGCCGCCGTCAGCCACTCAGCGATGGCCACGCAGTCGCCGTACCCGGCCGAACGCAATTTGGCGTCCAGCTCGGCCCGCACCTTCGACGGGAGCTTGGTAAGGATGGCTCGCGGTGGCATCAGCTCGTCCCCTCGTTGAACAGCTCCCGCTGGTCGAGGTGCCGATCGCGGATCCGCGCCCGCCGGACGAGCGCTCGGATGCCTCGCTCGGTCATGCGATAGCGCTTGGCCAGGGCCGCGTAGCCCGTGCCCTGGCGGTGCTCCTCGAGGATGACCCGGTCGCGCTTGGAGAGCCGGTAGAAGTGGTCCTTCGGGATCGTGATGACCTGCCCGCCCCAGTGGTCGGCGAGTGCATCCGCGACGGCCGCGCCGACCTGCGACGCGACGTCCTCGGGCAGGCCGAGAGCGAGCGCGGTATCGGCGGCGCAGGCGGCCACCTCCGCCAGCAGCTCGTTGCGTCGCGCATGCATGGATTTCACGCCCTGGCCTCCTGCCACTCCGCCGGAAGCTCGTCCCAGGTCCGTCCATCGAGCAAGCGTCCGGCCTTGCTCTTGCCGAACCGCGTGAGGCGATGGCCCGCGACCATCGTGTGGCGCGCGCTGCCGCCCAGGCCGCGGATCTCGTCCGGCACCTGGTCCGCCGGCGCCCACTCGCCCCACTGCTTGAAGAAGAAGGGCACGTCCGCCGAGCTGCACTCGTCTCGCAGCGATCGGGGCCACGCCGGTGCCATCGCCCTGGCGCGAGGGCCGCTCTCTCCGCCCACGATCACCCAGTCGACGGCCGGAAGAGACGACGGTAGCGGCGCCGGCGGCGCGGCCACCACGCGCCGCATCACCTCGCCGCGGCTCGGATGCTCGGTGGCCGGCGCGAGCGGCTGCTCGGTCATTGTCGCGGTGGACTCTGCCGTCCAGGCGCCCGTGAGCGCGTCCAGGTAGAGCTGCTCGCCCAGGGCGGACTTGCCCGTCTCGAGCATGCGCAGCCTCACCGGTCCGAGCAGCGGCTCGACGCTCAGGAACCGCAGTGCTGTCGGCATCGCCAGAAGCAACGGTATCCGCTCGTTAGCGGTCTGCTGGTCCTCGACGCTCACCCCGAACCAGACGTGGCTCAGCTGATCGAGGCCCCAGTTCGCGCGGCGAATATAAGCGAGGGCGAGCGACGGTCGCTTCGTCAGGATCTGAAATCTGTGACGTGGCGTCGCCGCCATGACCTCGAAGACCTCATCGAGAAAAGCGACCGGCACGTCCTCGTGGAACAGGTCACTCATCGAGTTGACGAAGATCCGCCGCGGCCGCGCCCATCGGATGGGTTGATCGAGTCGCTCGGGATGCACCCGGACGTCCTCGAACCGCCGCGCACCGTACACGCGAGGGAACTGCCGCCGCGCGTAGCAGTGCTTGCAGCCCAGCGACACCTTGGTGCACCCGGTCACGGGATTCCAAGTGGCGTCAGTCCACTCGATGCCGGTGCGATCGCCCATCAGCCGGAGATCTCCTGCAGCGCCGCCGCGCGCAGCTGCTGCGACCAGCGGCGCACGCGCACGAGCTCGGCCGTGACCGAGGCGGGCTTGATCCTCCCCGTAACCGGGTGACCGTGGAGCTCGGTCAGGTCCTCGATCTGCGCATCGAGGTACTCGGCCACGTCCCGGAGCAGCCGGGCGCGACGTCGGCGGGCACTATGGGATCGGCTACGCATCGCGTTCTTCTCCGCTAAATCCCCCCTGTCGCGCCCCGGCGAGCGCGGTGTCAACCCGCTGCGCCGCCTCGACGGCGCGCTCGTAGTCGGCTTGGCTGATCTTGCCGAGCTCGCGTCGCAGCTTGAGCGTGGCGAGCTTGCCGTCGAGGCTGATCGGGCTCGATGCCGCCTCGTCGTTTCCCGTGCGCGGCCGCTTCCGGGCCTCGTCATGGCGGCGCCGCTCGGCGACCGCGTCGGCCGCATCGGCCAGGCCGTAGACCACCTTGCGCAGGTACCCGTGCGATCCGAGCGGCAGGTCGAGCCCGCCGATCTGCTGCAGCATCTGCTCGATACCGGCGATCCACATCGCGGGTGTCGCCGGCCGCTGGATCCCGCCCCGCTCGTCACGGCAGACCGTACCCGTGCGAATGAGGCCGAGCAGCTCCTGCAGCAGCTTGATCGCGCGCACCGTGCGCAACGCGGTCTTGACCGGCTTGAACAGGCGCAGGTACGAGAGCACCGCCCGCGCGAGCGCCGGCTCGAGGTCGGCGAGCAGCGCGCCCAGGCGCTTGCCGTCGTCCTCCAGCAGGCCGGCCTCGATCGGGTACTCGGCGCCGCACGATGGGCAGGTCAGCTTCATCGCGCCGCGACCCACCTGGCGAGCTGTTGCTTGGCCCGCTTTACCGCCGTGGCGTGCTTGAACTCCCCGCGTTGCCAGCGCGGCCCGACGACGCGCTCGACGAGCGCGGCGACCAGCAGAAAAAACACGCCGGCGACGGCCGCCCAGAAGAGCAGCGCGAGGCCGTCGGCATTCGCATTGAGCCATTCGTCCATCAGAAGCCCTCCGACCAGGCCAAGGCCAGAAGGATCAGGCCGACGAAGACGAGGAAGACGCTCATCGGTTTGCCTCCAGAGAATCCTCACCGGCCTGTAGCGCCGTATCCCAGTCCTCGTCGCTGCATGGCTCGCAGCCGTGCGCCGCGCAGTACTCGGGGTCGCTGCGCCGTATCGCATCGACCAGGAGGTCGATCACCTCGAGCAGCTCCGTGCGGTCCGTGAGATCGATGCTCATGCGGTCAACCTCCGATGCAGCGCCTCGACGCGCGCGACGTTGCGCGCCGTCATCCGCGTGCGTTTGAACTGAAGCGCGGGCCGCGCGTAGCCCAGGCGCCGCGCAAGCTCGGCCTTGCTGTAACCCTCCTCCACGAGCGCGGCGATCAACCGGTGCGAACGGCCGGCCTTCACCCGCGCCTGGTCGGACGCCATCGCCGGCGTTACGGCAAGAATCTTTCGCGACGTCCGCGCGCGGATGCGCGTCTTGGCGCCGGTGCGGACATCGGTCAGCACCGTGATGCCGACATCCGTGGCGGCGGCGACGGCGCGCTTGCCGACCCCGGCCCGACTGAGGCTCATCAGGTGAGCCCGCGCGGATGCGGCATCGACGATGCCATTCCAGTCGCCCTTCTTGCGGGCCGCGGCGCGATTGCGCTCGTAGTTCGAGTTCGCGCGCCGGCACAGCGTGCAGCGGCAGCCGGCGAGATACCGCAGCCGCATACCGTGCGGCCGATCGGCGCCGAGTTCCTCGATCGGCCGCAGTCCGCGATGGGCCAGGCCAGGCGCCCGGACGGTAGCGTCTCTCGTAGTCATGTCGTCACTCTCCAGTGGGGCGCGCCGAGGCGCGCCCCCAGGCAAGCGGCGCGTAGCGCGCCGTGAAAAGAAGTTGCCGGCCACGCGAGGAGGAGGCGCGCCCCGAGGGGCATGGCTCGCCGCCGGCTGTCGCGGTTTCTTGATGTGCGGCACTCACGACTGATCCGCAGCCGGATACCCGGGCATGACGCCCGCCCGCCCGTCCGGCACGGGACGATTGATCGGTTGAGGGTGGCGACGGTGCTCATGACCGCGGCCTCCGCTTCGCCAGGTCCTTCAGGAGCCCGATGAGCTCGGGCAGCGAGGCCCAGTTGAGGGTGATGTGGCGATCCTCCTGCTCGAGGACGAGCACCCCGCCGGCGTCGACGTGGATGCCGAGCGCGGGCTCCGGCAGGTGGCAACTGTTGCCGTCCGCCTTCTGCCAGAGGATGTGCGGGTCGCTGATGAGCCTGCGCACGGTCACGGCTCGACCCGCTCGGCGCGACGCCGTTGATCGATCGAGAGCGCGGCGACGAGCTTGCGCAGCTGCTCACCGCTGCAGAACGTCACCCGGTCGACGTGGAACATCCGCCGCGCCATCCCATCGGCGTACGACCACGGCCGGCCGGCGTCGGCGAGCAGCGCCTCGATTTTGCGCATGGTCGGGTGGCGATCGGTCGTGCGCGGCTTCCCGCGCGCCGGATCCCGAAACCCCCGCGCGCGCAGGTGCTCGAGCACGCGGCGCCGGCCGGCGTCGTCGAGGTCGGCCGAGGAGTGCACGCGCGCCACCGTCCAGAGCATCTCGTGATAGGCGGTGCGCTCGCGCCCGCAGGAGCAGGCGCCCGCCACGACGACCTCGTCGAGCCCGAGCTGCGCCTTGGCGATGTGGATCTTCGCCAGCTCCACATTGCGGGCACGGTAGGGCGCCTTGGCGGCCACGGCCTCACGCCTCCTGCGGTTCGCCGTCGGCGCCATTGCCGAGCAGGGCGTCGACGAGCTCGTCGATCTCGGTGTTGATCGGCTGGATCACCACCTGGTCGCCGGTCTCTTCGATCGTGCAGCCGAGCTTCTTCAGGTCGCCTGCGGGCAGCCCCTGCAGGGCCTTCTTGACCGGCTTCTCCGTGGTCTTGATCAGCACGTCGGCGCGCTCCGGGAAATGCTTGCGCACCAGCTCGATCACCTTCTCGGCGCTCAGCCACGAGAGCTTGCCCTTCGCCTTCTGCAGGCCGACCTTGATGCCGTGGAAGACGCGCGTGCGCGGCTGCTCGAAGGCGGACGGCTCGTGCTCGATGGCCGAGGCGAGGCGCAGCCGCGAGTCGCGGGCCTTGCTCACGGCGGACTTGATGCCCGGCACCTTGCGGCGCTTGGCCTGGTCGATCTCGTCGTGCAGGGCCTGCACGCGCTCGGCGAGCACGGTGCGGTCGGCCGCGTGCTCCTTCGTCAGCTGCTCGATGGTCTGGAGGCTCATGGACGGTCCTTGTGGGTCACGTGGGGAGGTGCAACTGCCCGCGCAGGTCGGGCAGCGAAACTCGCTTCATGGCGGCGACCTGCGACAGCGAGGTCATCGCCCGGTCGTAGAGAAAGCTGCAGGCCGCATCGAGCTCTTCGGGCGTGGCCGCCATGTAGTAGCCGGTGCTCGGATGCGAGCAGACGTGATGCCCCGCGAGGCGCAGCTGCACGACGAGCTCGCGCACGTTGCGCTCGGCGCTCGCGTGCTCGGCCCGGCCGAGCGACTGGCCCACCATCTCGTCGACCAGCCGGCCGATCGTCACGCCCCGCTCCGCGCCGATGTGCTCCGCGAGCACCACCAGCAGCCGCTCGCGCGTGAGCGTGACGTGCTGCGCCGTGCACACGACGCAAACCCCTTGCGCCAGGTGCGGGTCCACTCGCCCGCAGGTCTCGCACAGGTCGGGCTTTCTCATCGATGCGTCCCCCACAGCAGGTCGCGCCAGGTGGCGATGTGCCGGCGCCGGACGTGCGCGATGGCCGCGTGCCGTCCGGTCCGCAGCCGAAAGCGACGCGCGCCGCGCACGTAGTGCCAGGGGTCGGCCAGGAACTGCACGAGCGTCACGCCGCGAAAGAGCCAGCCGCCGCGCACGTAGCGGTTCGCCCAGTGATTCAGGTACTCGTCGGGGTAGATCGACGAGGTGAACCGGGCCGCACTGAGCCGCGACGTCCTCACGCCTCACACTCCCCGGATCAGGTCGGCGTTGACCTGGGGAAACTTGATTTCCGCGGCGCGGTTCATGGCCGCGGCGAGCGCGTTGGCGACCGCGAGCGGATAGAGCAGCGTGCCGCCCGCGCGACTCGGCGTGAGCTTCGTCCGCAGCGCCTCGAGCGCGTCCTTGGCGAGTACCTGATCGAGCGGCCGCCCCGCGCGGGCGAAGCGGTGCTTCACGTAACCCTCGAGGTCGGCGGCGAGGGCCGGCAGCGTCACGATCTCGATGCGCTGCACGACCTCGCGCACCTCCGGGTTGTGCTCGGAGAGCTTCACCGCGAGCTCGGGCTGGCCGAGCAGGATCACCGAGAGCAGCGGGCGCAGGCCGTCCTTCAACTCCCGGAAGCGCTTGAGGTGCTTCAGCGTCGGCAGCGGCAGGCAGTGCGCCTCCTCGATCAGCAGCACGTGGCTGTGACCGGCGCGCGCCGAATCGCGCAGCGACTGGTGAAGTTGCCGAAACCGCGCCTCCGGGCTCGATTTCTGCCGGGCGAGCGGCGCGATCGACGCCATGATCGCTTCGGCCACGTGGTGCGAGCGCAGCGTCTTGCCGACCTTGTCCTGCGCCTCCATCGCGAGCACGTACGGCTCGATCACGATCACCGCCTGCTCCTCGCGCTGCAGCCGCGAGATCAACTCCTCGCGCAGCGTCGACTTGCCGGCGCCGCTCTCGCCGATCACCGCCAGAAAACCGCCGTGGCGCGCCACCTGGTACATCGACTCGCGCACGTAGCGCAGCTCGCCGTTGAGATAGACGTCCTCGTGCGTGGCCGGATCGGCGAACGGGTCGCGCGCGAGCTGGAAATGCCGGCGCGCCTCCGGCGTCAGGGACTGTTTGCGTAGCAGCATGGATTCCTCCTCCTCGGACAGTTGAACGGGCTCGTGATCGGACTCGGGGGGTGCGGGCGGCGCGGCCGGCTCGGTCGCGGCGCCTGGGTGCTCGGCCGGGCTCGCCTTCTCGGGCAGCAGCAGGCCGCGCGTCTTGCCGCCGCGCTCGGCGACGAACGCCTTGATCGCTGTCGTGAGCGCGCGCCGGTCGGCACTGCGCGGCCAGCGACCGAGGTTGACGAGCTCGTTCAAGTCCCACCGCGCGATCCCCACCGCTTGTGCGCAGGCCCGCTGCGAGACGCCGAGACTGCTCAGCACGGCCTTGAGACGCAGCGTCATCCGCCTGCTCCATCGGCGGTGCGCACGACCTGCAGGCGGTGGCGTTGCCACAGCGCCTCGGTCCACGTCTCGAGCTCGTCGTACGGCACGCCCTCGGGATAGCGCGCCACCGTGTCCTCGAGCATCGCGGCCGACCACTCGAGCCCGCGCGCCGCCAGCAGCGGCAGGATCGTGCGGATCGCCTCGGCATGGCTGTAGGGCGGGAAGTCGCGCTTGGGCAGCTCGGGCTCGATGCGCTGCGCCGCGACGACGCTGACCGCGGCGACTTGCGCCGGCGTGCCTGCTCTCGGCAGGTGCGGCGGCACGTCGACCTGCCGGAGGTGCTTGAGCGGATCGATGGTCCCGCCAAAGGGCAGCCGCTTCGCCTTGCGTGCGGCCTTCGCCTCCTCGTCGGTGCGCACCTCCATCGCGACGCGATCGAGTTCCTTGCGCGCTGCGTCCGCAGGCGTCTCAGGCGGCGAGCGGAACTCGACGCCGATCGTTGCCGCGGTAGCAAGAAAGCCGTGCTCTCCGCGCGGGATCCGCGGCGCCACGTACTGCACCGGCTGGTCGCTCGCGGTCCCCGGCAGAAGCACGCGCACGCTGCTCTCGGGATCGAGCGCGTTGACGATCACGTCGACCTTCATGCCGTTCACCAGACCCGGGATGCCGCGCGTGTCGTACATCTCGTTCTTGAGCCGCACCATGCAGTCGCGCACCACGCTGGGCCTGGGCTTCGAGTGCGCCAGCTCGCGCAACACGTCGATCGACGGGGCGAGCACGAGTTGTTCGCGCGTGATTCGAAGCCACCCGTCCCGCCGGGACATGCCGGTGCGCGTGTGCGCCCGAGTGGCGTTGTGCCGGTACGCCCACTCTTGGGCGAAACGGTTGATCGCCTCGAGCGACCTCACCGGCTCCGCGAACTTGAGCAGCGCCTCGAAGTGGGTCTCGACCAGGTGATGGGACTTCTCGACCTGGCCGGTGACGCGGGCGTTGCCGACGCCGTGCACGAGCAGCTCGACGCCGAGCGACCGGCAGAATGTCCTCGTGGCCTCCGCGTTCACCGCACTGCCCGGGTCGGCCATGAGGATCTTCGGCACGCCGTGCATGGTCCCGGTCGGCCGCTGCGTCATCGCGTGGATGAGCGCGCTGAGGAGGTTCGCGGCACTCTCGGCGCCGAGCACGTAGAACGGCTCGATCACGCCGCTCGCGTGGTCCGTGACGATGTAACGCCAAAGCCTGCGATCGGCGATGCGCGTGAAGTTTCCAGGCTTGCCGCGGTAGAACTCCGACTTCGGCATCACGCGGGTGCCATCGTCCGCCAGGTAGAACTGGCGGCTCACCGAGGCGTCGATCTGCCACACGTGGTTCGGGTGCAGGCTCGCGAGCCGTGCGGCCGGAGTGGCCGCCGCGAGCGCGCTCTCGTGCATGTGGTGCTGGCGCAGGCCGCGCCGCACGGTGGACGTGCTCAACGGCTTCAGCTCGCCCGTGGCCGCGTCGATCCGCTCGGCACGGATGCGACCGTTGGCGCGCCCGACGGCGATCACCTCATCCAGTGGCAGCGTGCCGGTGCCGGTCTGCCGGCGGGTCTCCTCGTGTGCCGCCGCGACCCACAGCAGCTCGCTCCGATTGAGCGAGGTCGTGCCGGCATCGCTACGGCGCTTTCGCGAACGCAGTACCGACATGATCGGCTTCAGCTGCGCGTACAGCGTTTTGGGCGAGCAACCGAGCTCGCGTGCCCGACGCTCCACGAGCGCGGTCTTGGTGCCGTGCGCGGCACTCCGAATTTCGTCGGCGAGCGTGCGCAGGTCCATCTAGGCGTCCCGGCTGGACCGGATATGCGGGTGCTTCAGGCCAAAGACCGTGCAAACGCGGGCCCACTCCTCCGACATAAGCAGGTGATCCACAGCATCCGAAAGGATCGTGCCGTGCTTGAGCCAGGCTGATAGGGCGCGATGGAGCCCAATGGCAGCCAGCACCCGCGAAACGCCGACCGGCTCGTTGTTCAGAAAGAACGACGCATCACAGCTGGCGAGCGCAGCATCCAGGGCCCTGAACCAATCGCCTCCACGCAGCGCGTAGACCACGATGGCGTCGCGCGCGGCTTCTTCGCGCCGAGCCTTTTCCGTGGGAGGCGCGTGTATGGGCGTCACAGGTGGTCGTCCTCGACGTGCGCACCGTCATTGATGCGAACGATCGGGATCGCCATCGGCAGTTCTTCGTCGTCGCGCACGACCTGAACCGCGACGAGAAGCCGGGCCATCACGTGCCCGACCAGCTCTCGGGCATCGTCGTCATGGGCGAGCTTGGCGAGCTCGTGCACGCACTTGCGCAGAGCCATGAGCTGGCCCTTGACCATCAGCTCCTGATCGCGGATCGCCTGCTCGATCTCCCGACGCTTTTCGTCGGGCGGCGCCACCTTCCACTGGCGCTTGAGCGACCGGATCTCGTCGTCGAGCTTCTCGATGCGGTCGTTCTTCTCCTGCACCTTCTTCTGGGCGTGCTCGTACTGATCGAGCGACTTGCGTATCTCCTTGCGCAGCTCGCGAACGCTCATCCGATCGATCTTGTCGAGCGAGAGGTCGGCGACACTCTTGCCGTCGGCGAGCCCCTGGAGGTCCTCGTCGTCGAGCACCAGCAACTCGAGCATCTTCGACTGCGACAGATTTGAGAGCGCCTTGACCTTATTCGGGTCGAGCGTGCGGCCGAAGTAGCGCACTGCGGCGTACATGAGTTTCTGGGCGCCTCGCGGGCTGTAGCCCAGTCGGTCCGTCAGCACGGCGAGGAACGAGCCGTGCGGCACGTGCTCCCTGATGATCAGGAGATGCCGTCCGGCTTCGAGCCACTCGAAGGCGCCAGCGCGGGTGTGCCGGTCGACCGCCTCGCACTCCGCGTCCAGGTTGAAGACGAACCCCGGGGGCAGCAGATCGCCGACTCTTGCGAGGCGTTGGTTGTCGTCCGCCTCGCACTCCGCGTCTTCCGGCAAGGCGTGCCCGATGATGTCGGGACCCTGCTTGTCGAGTGTGGCCAATGGCTTACGTCCTGATTTCATAACGCTCAAGGCTCCGATGGGTTAGGCGCCGCCGTCGGCCAAATGAGAACAATTCGCACCACGCATACGTCGGCGCATTTGACGGGTCAGCTCGGGGTGCGCGAGTAGCGCTGCGCGGTTTCGTCCAGGCGGGCGCGCAAACGCAGCAGCTCCTCCTGGTGAGCGAGGGCGATCTGGACGACCTTCGGCGAGAGCCGCCAGTACTCGTCGCGGCCCGGAATGCGCTCGATGAGGCCCTCGTCCTGCAGCACTTCGAGCGTGCGCAGCGTGGTCGAGGCCGAGCAGCCGAGCGCTTCGGCGATCTGCTTCAACCGAACGCCTTCGAAGGTGTGGCCCTGCAACAGCAGAAGCGCACGCAGCGCCCGCCGGGCGGCGGTCTGGGTCTGATCGGCGCCGCTCACGGCCGGCTCCGGGTGAGGCGCAGCACGGCGAGGAACACGCCGTAGCCGGTCGCGAAGGCGAGCACAGCACCAAAGCGCTCGAGCAGGGCCGTCGCGGTGAGGACGGACCGGCCGCTCATCGGCCGTGCTCCGCGCTGCGCGCGGACCCCGGCGCGAAGCGCTCCGGCACGCGCCAGTGGCCGTGGTGCGACGCCTCGGACTGGTCGATCACGGCGCGCACGCGTTCGCAGTCCGGGCAGGGCCGCACGTCGCCCGCGAGCAGCATTTCCACGCGGCCCGTGCCGGCGCACTCGCTGCACTCGGCCGCATAGCGGCGGGCGATCTCGAGCAGGGCCGTGTCGGCCGCGCTCCGCCCCAGCCGGTAGGCGGACTCGATGGCGGTGGCCATCCACGGCCGCGGCCAGTAGCAGCCGGCGTCGATGAGGAGCCGGCGGGCGATCGCCGGGGCGCAATCCTCGTGGGCGGGGCCGCTCACGCCGCCACCTGCTGCGCGTGATCTGCGGGCGCCGGCTCGTGGTGGCCGAGGCCGCTCTCGAGCGTCAGGTCAAGCCGCTTGTGGAGGCCGGTCAGCTCGACCGACTCCTCGCCGTCGTGGCCGACGAAGTGCACGGTGGTCGCCGTGCGGCCGTCCGGCAGCGACCACTGCCGGACATGGGTATGGGTCTGGGATCGATCAGCGGGCATACAGGGCCTCCTGTGGCATCTGGAGCCACTTGGTGAGCAGGGCCGCGGGATCGCGGACCAGAAAAACGGGCTGGCGGATCCACGCGACGACGCGTGCGCCGGACCAGCCGCGCTCGAACAGGCGCAGCAGCGCGTCGGTGGCGACGCCGCCGGCGAGGAGCTCCGTGGCGTGCTGCACGTGGTAGAGGTCGACCTCGCCGCCCTCGCCCGCGAGCGGGCCGAGCACCGTCCGGGCGTAGGTCGTCATCGCCTCGCGTGCCTGGGCCTGCGAGTCGGCCTCGACGAACAGCGCCAGCTCGTGCTCGAGGGTCGGGGTGCTGAGAAAGGCGCGGTACAGACGGGCGAGCGGCGTCAGGCCACAGCAGGTCGGGAACGTCACGGAGGCGGCGCCTAGTTCGGGTTGGGACGCGCCGCGCCATCGACCTGGCGGGCGAGTTCTTCGAGTTGCCCGACCTGCGCGGTTACGTGCTCGCTTAGCGGCAGCGGGCTGATCCGGCGAGCGAGTGCGGTGTCCGCCCGGGCCCAGCGCGCGACTGTGCCCCTGAGCGCATCCAGCAGCAGCGACCGTTGCTTGCGACTCAGGCGCAGCGTGATGAGTTGATCGTCGGCGCCAACGGTCATGCGGCGCTCCGGATGACGCCGGACGCCGCACAGATGAGTCGGCGCAGCTCGCGGCCCTTCGGGCCGTTCCAGACGCCGAGCAGCACTTGCCTGGCCGCCGTGATGTGGACGTCGTTCTCACGGCACCATGTGGTGAGGGTCGTGCCCTGTGCGACGAAGCCGCTGCGGACCTTGAGAACGAGTTCTCGGCTGGGTTCGGGGGCTTTGCTCATGGGTGGTGTACGCTGTTACGCGGTGTCTGCTGAATGACATGAGCATGATGGGACCGACTGGGGTCTTTGTCAAGGGACCGTATTGATGGGCTCGATAGGCGAGCGCCTCCGGCAAGTTCGGGGCGCCATGACTCAGGCTGAGTTCGCTGATCTGCTCGGGATCGCAAGGAAGACGCTGATCCGATACGAGCTCAACGAGCGAGAGCCCGATGTCGATTTCATCGTCAAGCTGAACTTGCTGTACCACGTGCAGCCGCTCTGGCTGCTGACTGGAGTAGCAGAAGCAACCAGCGTGAAGTTGACAGCGAACGCCGCGCAGCTGCTCACGGACTACGAGCGATGCACGAGCGAAGACCAGGCTGTAATCAGGCGTACAGCAGCAGCCCTAGCTGGTGGCGCACAAAGTGGGAAAACGAAGGGCAAGAAGCATGGATGATGTCGATGACTTGGATTCCCGGCAGCAGCCGGGCAGCAAGAAGAAGCGGCCCTGACGTGCGCACCTTCGACCTGATCCTGCTGCGCCTGAAGCAGGCCACAGGGCTGGCTGGCGATCAGGACGTCGCGGCGCTGCTCGGCATGAAGCGATCGGCGTTCTCTGCTCGCAAGCAGCGCGACGCCTTTCCGGTCGCCCGCCTGCACGCCGCGGCCGCGCGCGACCCCGACGCGCACCTCGATGTCGACTTCATTCTCACGGGCAAATCCAACGGAGCCGGCGGCGGCGCGCACGCCGGCGGCAGGCTGCGAGGGCAGCGAGAGGCCCTGTCATTGACCCAGGCGGACGCGGCCGCCCTGTGCGGTATCTCCCGCGAGATGTGGGGCAGGTACGAGCGCGAGGCAGCGATGCCGGGCGCCGACGTGCTTGCGGCGATGACCGGAGCCGGATTTGACGTGGCGCACATCCTGACGGGCAAGTCCGTTGCCCCACGTGCAACGTCGGCCGAGGTGCGCTACACAGGCCCGGCTGCGGCGCTCGAGGCCGCGCGCGCCCTGCGATCCGACGAGGCCGAGCTGCTGGCCGCCTACCAGCGCTGCAGCTCACCCGACCAGCACGTGATCAGGCAGATGGTGGTGCGCCTCGCGGGCGACACGCCGTCGAAGTCAACCAGGAAGAAGAACCGAAGTTAGGGAGCCGATGATGGAACAACGATGGACGAGGACGTTGCCGCTGCTGGTCGCCGCGGTTCTTGCGGGCGCGCCGTGTATTGATCTTCTCGCCCAGGGGATCACCTCGCCGTGGACTCGACAGACGCGGCAGGACCGAATCACAGATGTCGTGATTCGATCAGCGACGACCATCGACATGACTGGAAAGGGGCAATTGCGCGTGCAATGCGCCGGGAACGTCTACTCGGTTGAGATCGCGCACGAGGACCTATGGCCGACGTCGGTCCGCCGGTATCGCGTGGCCTATCGCATCGACGATAAGCCGGGCGTCCAGGGCGAGGTTTGGTCAGGCGAAAAGGGCCTGGTCATAGTGCCGCGGGACCGGGTTGGAAAGGTCATTGCAGACCTTCTTCACGGGAAGCTGTTGCTCGTGAGGTTGCCGGCGTTGGATGGATCGGTCGACTTGGAATTCCCGATCGAGGGCTTTGATGAGGAATTCGGTGCCTTCCCGAAGGAGTGCTTTAACTCGTTGTTTACACCACCGCCAACCCTTGAGCCGCGCCGCTGACCTTGCAAGCAGCAACGAACCTATGGAGCAGATCAGCGGCTGGATTCCTGCCTGCAGTAGACGAACGTGATCGACGACAAAGAGATCGACGCGCTGATCGATACGCTCTTGGATGCCGTGCACAAGGAATTCATCGAGCCCTAGACGATGGCGCTGTGCGTCCTGACGGTGGCCGTGTCGCGGGACAAGGACGCGGCCAAGCTGATCGCCGCTACTTTTCGGTCGATGGCGGAGGCGTGTTCTGCGGATCAGGCGGCTCCGCGGGCGTTGCTGAGCTCGCTATCGTGCTCGCTGCTTCTCCCGCGCCAGTAACGCCAGACGATGTGAAAGCCTTGCTGAGTACCGCCGCACAGCCTCGGGCCGGACGCCGCAGCCGCGAGCACTGAGGAAGTTCTGCATGTCCTGGTAGGTCAGCATTCTGGGTCCTCGCCGCCCGATGGTTACTGGGGCATCGCCTTGCGGCACGCCGAGCAGTAGTACGGCCCGCCCGGCTCGAGCGGGTGGCGGTCGTAGAGTACGCCGTCGATCTCCGCCCACTGCCCACAGCCACGGACCTGCGGGTTGCCCGTGGCCACATGCAGCGGGCAGCGCGGGTTCGCGCAGAACCGCCCGAGCCCTTCGAGTGGTGGCATCAGGGCGGGGCCTCGATGTCTCTCAGGCGCGCCGCCTGGGCGCCTGGCGCAGCGGCACCTGCTCGCGCCGCGCCCGCCGTTGAGTCTTGTAGACCTCGCGTGCCTTCGCGAGGTCCGTGCGCTTCCTCTTGAGCCCGTCTGTCTTGTTGGCGTAGCGCGCCGGGATGGCCTTGATCCGCGCCGCATCGGCCTGTGCGAATATCGCCGCTCGGCGCTTGGCCGGCAGGGCCGCGAACTTGGCGAGCGGGCACTTCGACCAGTCGAGCTCTCGATCAGCCTCGCGCTCGGCAATGTGCCGGTCGACCACCGCCTGGCTCTCGGCGGTGTGCTGGCCCTCAACACGGTTGAGGTAACGATCGCGGACCGTCTCCACGCGCACCCGTGGCCGGCACGCCCCGCAGCACCCGTGGACCTTGAGGCCGTGGGCGGTACTGAGACCACCGCACTGCGGACAGGTTCGGGCAGCGAGGTTCGCCGCCCGGCCGGCCTTCTCCCAGCACGGTCGGCAGGTGCCGTACCGCTTCAGCGTCGCCGGGTAGGTCCTTCGCCCGCACGCGCAGCGCACGCGCCGCGGCTGGGTGATGCGCTGGTCGGCCATGATCTTGAGCTCGCGCAGCTCGTTCAGCTTCCGCTTGTTGCGCGGTGGCCTGACGCGCGGCGGTGGCCTGACGCGCGGCGGTGGCCTGACGCGCGGCGGTGGCCTGACGCGCGGCGGTGGCGCCACTACCTCGACCCACGGCTGCTGGCGCAGCTCGCGCATCACCGCGTCTGAGCCCCGCTCTTGCGCGGCATCGGCCAGGGCGATTGCCGCCCCGAGGCGACGGGTCGTGAGCGGAGCGCGGCGCGGCGTGTCATCGGCCACGGATCAAGTGGCGCAGCGCGCCACGAACGGGCCGACTTTCGCCGGATCGCGCAGCGCGACTGACTCGCGCGGAACGACATAGTGATCGCCGTCGGCAGTCGTCACGCGCGCCTTGGTCCCGCAGGTGACGCCGACCGACACGGTGCCGACCGACGCGCCGAGGAATTCCTTGCCGCTCGGACCCTTGCGGATCGAGTAGGCGAGCGGATCGCTGACCGTCACCGCGGTGGGCGGCTTCGGCGGCGCAGGCGTGACCGTGACCGTGGCGCTCGCCGAAACCGGCGTGACCGTGACCGACTTGGTCGGCACGTTGCTCAGGTCGCTCGCGAGGCCGGCCGAATCGACGGCCCGGACGCCGAAAAACCACGTCCCGGCGGCGAGACCGGTCACGTCGTAGCTCGAGGCCGGCGCATAGACCACGCGCGGC